TATTCCACCCCATTCTCCTATTTCTCCATTAAACAGTTTCTTAGAACCTGCATAATGGTCGGCATTTATCCACTCAGAATCATTTCTGATATCGTATTGAGTAGATGGAGATAATATTCCTACATAATAACCACCTTCATAAGGTGTGGTTAAGTTTGTCTGTAAGACAACTACACTCTTTGCTACTCCAGCACAATCTAATGGATTATTAGAATCTAATCCAGTAGAAGTTGCAACTTTAAATAAGTCACCATCGCCAGGAGTTTCGTTAAGTATGTAAGAAGGTGCAGTAGAATTTAAAGTAACACTTGTATCTGCTTGTATAGAATCAAGTATATATCCACCCATTCCGAAATTGTTACCACTTGTCACAGCTAAAACTCCGCCATTCCAAAAATCATTTGCCTGTGATAAGTTAGCACTTACTAAAACACTTGAACTTGTGCTTGTAGCCGAAGTTCCTTGCATTTCATAAGTAGCGCTTCCGTCTATTCTCATTGGATATAAATTCTCAGCTAAACATTGCCAATACATCCTATTTATAGTTTTATCTCTGTGTAGTCCTAAACTTGCAGCAGTACTTTGCATTTTGGGGTCAATAGATATAATTTGTAAGAACTCACTCAATGATATGACTAATCCATATCCCTTTACTAATGCTTTAACTCTCTGCCAATTTAACTTAGTAGCCGCAGGACTTTCGCCCTCAGTTAACACACTCAAATCAGAGGCTACAGGTATTGGTACAGTCTTCCACCAGTCTATCTCATCACCAGCACCCTGAGGAATATTTCGTGATTTGACAGCGAATTGATTTAATATACTAAAGGGCTTACCTTCTTTTAAGGCAGTCTTATCATAAAATATATTAACTAATTCAGCGGCGTCAGCTTTTTTATTAGTGTTTGTATATACACTATAAGCCATTTTATTTCTCCTTTATTTTTGTTCTCCTCTTATTTGCTATAATCTAAAACCTTATTCAATATTTTCAGAGCTTTGTCTGGTTCCATTTTTTCAAGTTTAGATATAGCGCTTCTCATATTCCCACCAGACTTATTAATATGCGCAGGTTGTAACCCCTCTACGTGGGTATCCTGTGCTTTATTTTTATTCAATCGCTTCTCGTTCAACTTCTCGTTAAACTCTTTTTCTTTAGCTTCCATCTTAGCTTCAAAAGCGCTTTCTTTGTAAATATTAAAAGCTACCTGTATTGCTTTTGTGCCATACTCTTTCCATAATTCAGGGTTAGCTTTTAGCACTTTATCCACTTCTCCTCTATCATAAGTAACGACTTTGTCTTTATTATCAGCAATTAATTTTTCTTCCATTCGTTCATTTCGTGTTCGAGCAGCAGATGAAGTTAACGGTTTAATATAAGGGTTAATAAGCGAAGCAAATGCTGTTTGAGGATCTTCCCCCAACTTTTGTATAAAGGTTGCGATTTCTTCTTTTGTCCATTTTTTAAGTTTAGGAGCAATTTTGTTTGCAGACATTTCAATTTCATATTTCTTTGCCAGCTCCTTTGCTGTATCTAATTCAGCTTTTTTATTTCTAAGTTCTCCCAATTCTGTCGTATGTGTTGAGATTAACTTTTCTGCATTGATATACATTTCAGCAATTTCTTCTCTGGTCTTTCCCTTTAGTTTATCGGGAAGTGTAAACTCATTTTCACCAGATTCATTATCATCAGTTTCGGTATCAGACTCATCTTTATCTTCTTTTAATGCACTTATTACTTCATCCGCAAATTGATTTGCATCTTCGTTCTCTTTATCTGGTTCCTTGTCCTTATTTTGATCTTCTACTTTCTCCGTTGGTGTCTCTGGCTGATTTTGTTTACGTAACATTTCAGCGATTTCTTCTGGTTCAAGCTTGTCTAATTCGTCAGTTCCAGCGTTTGTTTCTCCTTCTTCAAAGTTCTTATGCTCCTCAAAAGGGACATCAGTGGAATTGTTGACTATTTGATTAGCCATCTTTGTTTCTCCTTTTTTTATTTTAGTTGGTTGAATTGTTCTCTGGCTTGATTCCCAACCTGAATTGCCAAGCCCATTTCGTTTGTTAAAGAATCAATAACGTGGATTATTGCCCTTGCATTTATAGTATCTTTATCCTTTTTAAGATTTTCAACTGCTACATTATATTTTTCGGCTAAAAAGGCTTCTATCAATTGCCATCCTGGTGAGTGGAACAATGACACTAATTTATCACGATTACCCATTTCTTTTAACAAAGCACTATCAATATTTTTCACCTCGTTTTCCATCTATATATTATCCTCTCATTTGTGCTCCGCCCATGTTACCAGTAAGAGGGGAACTGATAACATTAGTGGAAGTGGGTTTTTCCACTTGGGCGGATTTTTGTCTTTTCTTTTTCTGATATTCATATATCTTCGGTATTAATTTCTCTATGTCTTTAAAGTTTAGAGCTACACCACACCTCTTTATGACTTCGCCTACATCTCCTATTGGTTCCATAACAGGTTGCCCATCACCACCAATTACAGGTTGTCCACTCGCAGGATCAATCATTGGTTCTTTCGCTGCTATTACTAATTCAAAGAATTTTAATAAATTCTGCATTTCTGTTTGTTTCTCTTGGAATACACTAACGCCCCTTGCAATAAAGTCAGGATCTCCATATAGAGTCAAATCGTTTCTTGTAATATCTTTTTTAGATGTAAGTTTATACCAATCTGCAGCTTTTTCTTTACCTAATATTCTATAAGCAGAAGTCTTAGAAAAGAATTTTGTATCTAATTTATAAAATATATTTAACATTTTTGTATATGCGGGCTCAAGAATATGCCTAACAACGTCTTTAATAGGTTCCGCAGCATTTGCCTGCTGTATCTGTGTTCCACCTAAAGTCTCGTGCATTTCTTTTTTTGTTGGGGTTGGTGATATTGCTGGAACTGCTTGACTTAACTTCTGTATTCTTTGGTCAATAAAGTTAATGTTTTGCATAATAGGTGATAAAGCTGAGGCGGCAGCAGTTGTATCTATAAAAGATATAGCTTTTCTAACATCTTCTACCATCGCATTAGCTATAAAAACCTTGCCTGGATATGAGATTAATGTTCCTGATAATGAGGATAAAAAAGTAGGATTAATTATTAACATTGGATTGCAAATTATATTAACTGCATCATTAAACTTATTGTGAAGATTAGTAAGTTCTCTTGCTAATGCTTCAATATCTTCACCAGTTCCTACACCTACTTGCTCATTAACCATTTTGTCTTTAGAACTACAAAAGAATATATTACATTTGTATTTATCCTTAACAGCTCTTATAACAACTTCTCTGTTTGCTATCGTTACAATAGCTTTAACATATTCATCTTCATATGGGTCCACATCTGGATATTCATCCAAATCGCCCTCTAATAAAGATGCTGGTACTTCACCATGATATTCCAATAATTCTACTCGTGGGTCTAATTGGTCTGGTGCTTCTAATGATAAATCAAAGCCTGCGATAACGTTTTCTTTGTCAGGTTGGCTCGTTCCTCTTAATTTATAAATATCATTATAGAAACCGCCCCGTTCCTGTCTTTTTAAATAAGATAATTCAATATCTCTATGCTCTATAATCTTCCAACTATTAAGTCCTCTGTTAGCTGGGTCAGGATAAAAAGAAGTTATATCTATTACCTCAAAATCTGGTCCATCAAAAATTAATTTTCCATCTTCGCCATACTCCATTTTCCAGGGACAGTAACCTACTGTATATCCATACATTTCAAATTGTTTACAATAAGAATCCCATTGCCCATAAAAACCATCTAAGTCTCTTGCGACTTGTCTTTGCTGGTATGAAAGTATGCTTTTAACTAATGGTGCTCCTTGTTCATCTTCTTCTTCACCTGGAAGAATATCAAATGATTCCAAATTATTACTAAATAAAATATTCATATATAAAGGAACTTTAATTCTAACAATTTCTTTAAATACAGGTATAACAATATTGGATTGCCACGCTTCTTTAGTAGTAATCCGTGTTCCTCTATAATTTACATATTGCTTTTCCCAATTATCTTGATTTTCCCTCATACCTTCTTTAGCCCATTCAAGTCTTTGTTTTACCCATTCTAACAATGCACGATGTTTGGTTGGTACAAGGTCTTCGACAGTCTCAACCTCTTTCAAAAATTCTGCTGTATTTACCATATTTCTCCTTTTTAATAACCTACGTATGGATCACTATGCTTTTGAATATAATCCATTATCTCTTTTTGTTGCGCAATATAATCATTAACATTCAATATGACATTTGATTTCTCAGCTACTGCTAACATCCTCATTGCATCTGCTCCATGAATATGTTCATCCTCACGTGGGGTATTTGACCATATATTGTACATTTTGCTATAAGATTTTGAATAATTTTCAAGATGCTCAACCAATATAGCAGTTTTAAGTCTATCAAAATAACATTTTGGTATAAGATTCCTTACTGCTTCATGTCCATCTTGTAAACTAAGTCGTGGAACTAATTGGAAAAGAATACCATGTTGTCTTGCGACTTCTATCTGTGGCTTACCATCTAATGCAAATACTCGTGCCTTTAAGTCATGTGGTCCATAATGGTTACCATAAACATATTTATACTTTGTCTGTTTCTCTTGTAATACCTGAGCATAATGAGAAATACCTTCTCCGCTATTTTCATAGTAGTCTATAATATGATATTCGCCTGGAAGTTTTTGGAAGAAAATAATTGCGGTTGCGTCATTTACGCCTACATCCCAAGCGGTATGTACAGGAAGTGCAGGGTCATGAGGAATGTTCTTAATCCTTTTCTCTTGCCATGCCACATTCATTAGTCTTGCATAATAAGCTCCAGCAGTTCCATAATCAAAGCTACAATAATATTCTTGTTGAATAAAAGCTTCGTCTACTTTTCTTCTACGTAACGACTCTATTTGTGCTAAAGTTATTACAGGAGAACCATCTTCTCTAAATGTTTGCTCAATAGTTCTTAGCATGGTAAACCATTCAGGGTCATCTTGCGCAAAATTCCATAAATGATAACCATGATTTCTTCCATTAGGAGTATAAAGAAATTTAGCCCATCCGTCATTTTCTAATAAAATAGGTTCAATAACTTCCCATGCACGAGGGTCTTGGTGAGCAAATTCTGAAAACACAGCACCAATACAATTAGTACCACGTGCCGCATCAAAATCATCTGTTCCTATGAATTGAATAATAGAACCATTTATAAGTTCAATAGACATTTCAGTAGTGTTAACTTTAGGAAATCCTTTGTTCCCTACAGCTATCAATTCATCTGGAATGTAGCTAAGAAATCTTCTACCTGGAATTGGTGGTTTATGACGTGGATCTCCCCCTGTCATACCTTTCCAAATAACTTTTCGAGCTTGAGTAGCAGTAGGAAAGAAATAATTATAAGTTCCTATTCTTTCCGTTGCAGCTTCTGTAATATCATTAATAGCAGTTAAATCTTTTCCTGCCCTTCTATGCAGTATATATATCTCACGCAAATAACCCATTTTGCGTGCTTGCATCATAGGTTTTTGGTATTTTCGTGGAGTAAATTCATGTGGTAAATGAATCATGTAGCGTCCTTTTTTGCAGTTTAAAGTGGCTTTTTTTATAGCTATTAGAGAGCCAC